TTATCATGGCTTATATGGAGAGGCCATTGAAAAAACATTTCTTCCTCCGATAAGAGTTTATGCTTTGGTTTCGTGGGATGGAATAAAGACCACAAATAATGACTCTCTTGGTTTGGATAAGACTTCTTCGATAACAATTAAGTTTCACAAAAGGAGGCTCACGGAAGATCAAGATCTTTATGTAAGAGAGGGGGACTTTATATTGTATGGGAATATGCACTATGAGATAATGTCTCTGTCTGAGCCTCGACAGCTTTTTGGCCAGACAGATTTTAGATTTGAGATTGTAGCTAGTTGTAGTAGAGCAAGGGAGGGCCTGTTTGATGGGAGTTAAGGATGTTGTGTTAGATTTTGCTAGCCCTGGTGCGCTTGAAGCATCAGCCGCCTTGGAGGATGCAAAATTAAGAGAGGTTTCTATTATGCCCTCCACTTTGGAGACGATAGATCTGGCCCTATTTAAGTGGCTTGATGAGGAATTAAACATATTTTCTACAACGAACAAAGGATGGAATAAGGTACCGGTTATTTGGGCAGGTTCAGAGAGGGCCCATCAACTAAAAAGAGATAAAGATGTTCGTGATTCATCTGGCGTGCTTAAACTGCCCATGATAACTGTCTCTAGAGAGTCTGTTGTAAAAGATCCTAATTCTAAGGGAGTTGCCTGGGCTCACATTCCAAACAAGAATGACGCCAAGGGCGGCTCTATTACTACGGCAAAAAGAATAGGGCAGATAAAAACTGCGAACTTCAAAAATGCATTTTCTTATCGGGAGTTTAAAGACTACAACTTTCCAACAAACAAAAAATTAACAGTATATGAAACTGTAACGATGCCTACCCCAACATACATTAATTTAATGTATGATATCAAGATAAGGGCACAATATCAACAACAGATTAATGAAATATTGACTCCATTTATTGTAAAGACTGGACAAATTGATAATTTTTTCATGGAATATGACAATCATAGGTTTGAGGGTTTTATACAAGGGGATTTTGGTCAAGGAAATAATATTGCATCCATGTCTGACAATGAAAGAACATATCAGACATCAATTTCGGCAAAGATTTTAGGTTACCTTATAGGCGAAGGTTCAAATGAAGAACGCCCAAAAATCTCAATTAGGGAGAATGCCGTAACCCTTGTACAAATGAGAGAGAGGACATCATTAGGGGAAGATGAGATATAACAAGGGAAAGACTTATTGAAAATATAGGCTCTGTTCATTTAATTGGTCATTATCCAATCTTGTTGTGGCTTTCGGAAAACAAAATACTATTTATTAAGAGAAAAGCATAATGAGTGCAGTCATATTTTTAAGGAGACAATTAGATGTCAGTTGATAAATTTACATTTATTTCACCCGGAGTTTTTATCAGTGAGATTGATGAATCGCAAAATCCAATAGCTCCGGATGTCATGGGCCCCGTCATCATCGGTAGGACAACCAAAGGGCCTGCAATGCGGCCAGTTAAGGTCAAGTCCTATAACGAATATGTTAGTATTTTCGGCGATCCGCACCCAGGCGGCCTCATCGGAGGCGATGCATGGAGATCAGAGGTTAACCACACAGGACCAACTTATGCTGGCTATGCAACTAAGGCATGGTTAAACGCTGGTACCGCTCCTGCGACTATAATTCGTCTTCTCGGAGAAGACAATGATTCCGCCACGAGCACAACTACTGGCTGGACAACCTACAAGACCACTAATAATGTGGAAATGAATACCAATGGCGGCGCATATGGGCTGTTCGTTATTGATTCTGGCTCCTGTACTACACATAACACTGGAACACTGGCTGCCGTGTTTTACATTGACAGCGGATCCGCACTAGTTCTTTCCGGAACCATGAGAACCGGCTCTTCGGCGCCTAACGCAACTGCTTCTGCCGGCTGCCTTATCAAATCAACCGCTGATAATAATCATTTTGACCTATCGCTTTATCATCTGGGAAGCTTGATCTGGAATCAAAATATTAACTTTGATGTTAACGACGGAAATTACATAAGAAACAAATTGAATACAAATGCTTCGCTGACGAACACCGACATTGTAGATTCTGCTAATCTTTCATTTGGCCAGCAGCGATATTTTTTGGGAGAGACTTTCGAGCGCTCCATCGCCGAAAATACAAGTACAAGCACTAGACAGTGGGGATTAATTCTCCCCCTAATGAGTGGCGGCGTTGTTGGTTGGCATGACAGAAAGAATGAGTGGACAAACGCACAGACTGGCTGGTTCTTCTCTCAAGACTTTGCAGGAGCTACGGAATACGATGCCGAGTCTATGGATAAATTGTTTAAGTTCCATGCTCTGGATTATGGCGCATGGGCAAACGCAAATCTTAAGATTGCCGTTGAAGACATCCGCGCATCAACTACTTCGACATCAAAATGGGGATCTTTTTCGGTCGCCGTGTATCCTGCTTCAACATATGATAACAGGGTCGCCTCAGAGGCTTTGGAGAAATTTACCGGCCTTACTCTCAATCCAAATTCTAGTGATTATATCGCATATAGAATAGGAAATAGAGAACTTGTCTGGAGTGATGCAAACAAACTTCACACTGAAAATGGCCAATACGCGAACCTGTCGCAATACATTCGGGTTGAAATGAACCCAGATCTGGCAACAAGTGTTAATAACTCAGCTTTGCCGTTTGGCGTAACAGGACCTCTTCGCTCAAAAGGGTTCACATATGTTGCATATGGCGGGTTTGTCAGTTCATCAGGCCCCGCTGACTTGAATGGTACCGATAATTTAATACCGATGACCACGGGATCAATGTTCCTCGAACCCCAGACCACCACACCTGGACTAGCGGGATCTGATACGAAAGGTTTTGTGACTGGCGGCGCCAGCCAACCATTTGTCGTTTCTGGTTCAAACCCATTTATAACCGGCTCCGGCACTGATTATAACACGGATTTCTCGCCAATGTCGGACCGGTCCGCCAACGCGATGGGCATGGGATTCACTACTGACACGACCAGCCCTGTTTCAGGCGGCGTTCCCGCGATCCATGCCGGGTTGCACTCTTTATCTTCCTCGGTCGGGGGTCCATCACCGTCCAGCTTCATCGCAGACTTCACGGGCTCTTGGATCTTCCCAGGGCCTGCTCAGAGAGCTAGCTCAAATGACGCTGGCGATGGCTTGGGATCGGATGCATATTTTGGAGTTCAAGCTACAAGGGCACAAGGAGATACGAAATTTGACGCAGGCTATGGCGACATGACCATTGGTACTCCTTTCGACTCCACTATACCTCAAAGGCACGAGAACATCGCTGCTCTTCCGGAATATTTGGAACATTCCTTTGTATTCTCGCTTGATCAGATCAGCGGATCCTCTCCCGGACCATACACACACTCGTCCGGCTCAAGAGCCGCTGGAACCTCTATAACTTCATTGGCCGGAAACGACTATAAATCCATTCTTTCTGAGGGAGTCCGTCAATTCTGGGCACCAATGTATGGTGGATTTGACGGCCTTGATATCACAGAGGCAGAGCCGTTCCGCAACACTAGTTGGGATTCAGACTCAACAAAACTCAACAGCGCCACATTTAACTCTATACAGAGAGCAATTCATACAATTGCAGACCCAGAAGCAGTTGAATGTAATATAATTACGGCTCCAGGCATTACAAATACTCAGTTGACAGACTTTGTAATGAGTACTTGCGCAGCAAGGGCTGATGCTCTTGGTATAATTGACATTGAGAATGTCTATGTACCAGAAACAGAGAATACTAGTGACTATTCAACTCGCAAAGGTAGCGTGTTGTCGGCGGTTTCATCTATTCAGGCCAGAGACCTTAATACCAGCTATGGGTGTACATATTACCCATGGGTGAACATACTGGACAGGAGACTTGATAGGCAACTTCTCGTGCCTCCATCTGTAATCGCCCTTGGCACTTTCGCAAGTTCAGAGGCAACCTCAGAGCTTTGGTTCGCACCAGCAGGATTTACTCGCGGCGGACTTTCGGGCGGAGCGGCAGGATTGCCGGTTATAAGCCTAACAGAGAGGCTTACTCAAGCCAATAGAGATGATTTGTACGAGAACAACATCAATCCGATTGCTAAGTTCCCAGCGGAAGGCATTGTAATCTTTGGACAGAAGACCCTACAACAGACTTCATCTGCCTTGGATCGAATTAATGTTCGCAGGCTCATGATTTATGTCAAGAAAGAGATTTCTAGGATTGCAGCAACGATCTTGTTTGACCAAAACAACAAAACCACTTGGGCTAGATTCACTGGACAGGTTGAGCCCTTCCTTGGCGACATCAAAGCGCGCTATGGATTGACTGACTTCAAGGTTGTTCTTGATGAGACTACAACTACCGACGATCTGATAGATCGCAATATCATGTATGCCAAGATTTTCCTCAAGCCCGCAAGAGCAATTGAGTACATCGCGATTGACTTTATCATCACTCGCACAGGCGCCTCGTTTGAGGACTAGTCAAATAAACGAGGAGATTTTCGCTCCTCGCCACTATTTAATATAAAGAACAATAGGAGAAACAAATAAATGGGATTCTGGACACAAGCATCCGGTGACAACGCGATGGATCCAAAGAGACAATATAGATTTATTGTCGACTTTGCAAACTTAGGATCAGACTGTCAGTGGTTGGTTAAAAACATCGGCAAGCCCAGCATCAGTTTGACTGAGGCTTCTCATCAATACCTTAATCACACTTTTTATTACCCAGGCCGCGTTTCTTGGAATACCGTGTCTGTCACTCTCGTAGATCCTGTCTCTCCTGATGCTACAGCTACTATGATGAATGCCATCAACGCAGCCGGATATATAGTTCCGTCCGGTCCGGACCAACTTACGACCGTATCAAAAAAGGCCTCAATAGCCTCACTGGGCCAAGTAACAATAACTCAGTTCGCCGGCGATGGAGACACTAGCAATCCCGTTGAGGAGTGGATATTGAGAAATGCTTGGATTAAGAGCGTAACCCTCAGCGGCCTAGATTATTCCGGAGATTCTCTTTCTGAAGTAACACTGGAGTTGAGGTATGATTACGCTACCCTGAAGAGGCATGGCGCATCTCCGTCCGACGCTACCACATCAATTGGCCAAGATGACACCATTTGGGATGTTAGCTAGCAACAATTTATTTTCAAAACAATATTAGAGGTGAAAATTGAGAAATAACGAAGATCGTCTGGGGACGAAGAGCATCGACGGTGATGCGCCCCCTCAGACCAAAGGAGCCCAAGCAGGTGCTTCTTTTTCTTTCTCCACTCCAACAGAGTTCGTGGAACTTCCTTCTGCGGGTAGATATTACCCAGAAGGACACCCTCTCTGTGGGAAAGAGGAAGTTGAAATATATCATATGACAGCAAAAGATGAAGATATTCTGACATCAGAAACTCTCATCAAAAAGGGAATTGTTCTTGATAGGTTATTGAAAAATGTACTTGTCGACCAAAGCATAGAACCCAACAGCCTGTTGGTTGGCGACAAAAATGCAATATTGATTGCCACAAGGATTACTGGATATGGGGAAATCTATGATACGAAGATGATTTGCCCCTCCTGCTCAAAATCTGTCTCACAGAAATTTGATTTGGGCATAAAAGAAGTTTACCGCGCTAACGAAAAAGATATTAAGGAGTATGGCATTGACATGTCTGATGCCGGAAGGTTTGATTTGACAATGCCGTCATCCAAGGTTGTAGTTGGTGTGCGCTTGATGACAGGCGTTGATGAAGAGTATTTGAATAAGATGTCAGAGAACAGAAAAAAGCATAAGCTGCCAGAGACACCTTTAACCGATCAACTTCGGCGGATGATTATTTCTGTAAATGGTGATAGTTCTGGTGAAATGATCAAAGAATATGTCAAGTATATGCCAGCAAGAGACTCCAGATATTTGAGAATGACTTATCACAAAGTCGTACCAGATGTAAAATTGGCACAAGAATTCTCCTGTGCTTCTTGCGGACATGCGCAAGAATTGGAGGTTCCATTCACCGTGGACTTTTTTTGGCCTCGGGACTGAATACATAGCCAATGTTTATGAAGAATTCTTTCTTCTGAAATATTATGGTGGCTGGAGCTTTTCAGAAGCATATAATTTACCCATCTCAATTCGTAGATGGTTCCTTTCGCGACTACTTAAGCAAAAGGAAGATGAGAATAAAGCGACAGAAGAGGCTATGAATAGCGCCAAATAAGGCCGTCGAATGTAATAAAGCCTAAGCACTGATTGGGTTTTATTCTATGTGCTTACTATTTATATATAATAGGAGAGATCTGTGATATGCAAAACCTAAAAGAAGAAAAATTAGTAGAAATTGTTATCGATCTTAATGAGATCAAGAAAAACCGCCTGGATGAGAGTTTTCTTGCTATGTTTGGTCATCAAATCCAGTCTCTTTTGCATAACATGTTTGCCGGCTCATCAGTACCGGTCTCTGTCAGCGGGAAGCCTCGCGAGGTGGCTTCATTTGCGGATGCTATTGGCAAAGAGAAAAAATATATAGATGCTGCAAAGAAACACGGCCTAGATGATCCAAGAACCTTTAAAGACAAGGCCAAACTTAAAAAAGCGACTAATGCTTTTGAGAGGGTAACCGGCATTAAATGGCCTTTTAAGTAGGGGGGTAAAAGATGGCACCGTCACCAGCAGAAGCAGCCGCCGCCGCCGCTCAAATCGCCGCGCAGCTTAAAAAACAAGCAGAGGCTGAGCGTGAACTGGAAATAGCCAGAAAGGCAGCAAAAGAAACCGGACTGGGTCTGATCAGGGACCGCCAACAGCTTCTTGATCTAATGGCTCAAACGACTCAGCGGACCGAAGCAGAAATAAAGGTCATTGAGAGGGCAATCGCGGCCGAATTGCGACTTGCCGACGCCAAACAAGAAGATGCCGCGTCGACGCTCAAGCTTGAGCAGGCAAATGAAAAATTTGGCGAAGCTATGAAATCTGCCACAGATTTCGCCGGCCTGCTTCACGACAAGATAAGGGGAGTGATGGGCATGCAAGCCGGCTGGGAGAAAGATACTATCGGCATTTTCGCCGCTGCCGCGTCCACCGGCAAAAAAATGATTGATGTCATTGATGAAATGGGGAACAAAAAAGAAACAGCAAAAGAGAAGGAAGCGCGCTGGGCTTCGCATTCCATGAAGGCGAATGAAATGGTAAACGCGAGCTTTTATGCAATTGTTTCTCAGATGATGAAATTGGGTTCAGCCATCGACAACGCAAGTGTTTCTTTTAAGAGGTCGACCGGCGCCGCCGATGAGTTCGTCAGGGCAATACCACAGATGGAAGAGAAGTTCTATAAGCTTGGTCTAAGCGCTGAGGACGCAGCAGGCGTCATGGGCTCTCTTTATAGCTCAATGACCGGTTTTACGAGATTGGGCCCACAGGCGCAGAAGGAAATTAGAGAAACTGCCGCAGTGTTGGAAACTTTGGGCATCGATGCCGCTACTTCTGCCAAGAATATGGAAATACTGAACAGGAGCTTAGGGTATAGCGGCCAACAGGCCGCCAACATCACCGGACAATTGTTCGGCCTCGCGCAGCAACTTAACATATCAACAACGCAGATGATGGAAGATTTCACGCGTCTAGGCCCTCAGCTTACTGTATATGGAAAGCAGGCTGTAAATGTGTTTGTGCAACTTCAAGCATCGGCAAAGGCATCTGGAATCGCCATCGAAAGGTTGTTGTCAATAGCAAGCAAATTTGACACATTTAAGGGCGCCGCCGATGCTGTTGGTTTCCTTAATGCTCAATTGGGCGGCCCATATTTAAGTGTTATGAAAATGGTTCAACAAACAGATCCGACAGAAAGAATGAAGATGCTGGCCCAAGCAACGCGACAAGCGGGCCTAAGCTTTGATACCATGGCCTATTATCAAAAGAAAGCGTTGGCAGCAGCAATGGGTCTTCAAGATGTTAACGAATTGGCGCTCGTTATGAAGAGCCGATTTGACTTGGTTGGCGGCTCTGTCAAAATGAATTCAAATGAAATAGAAAGACTAGCAGAAGAGAATAAGAAATATAAAACAGTACAACAAGAATTGCAACAAGTGATGCGATCTCTTGCCGGCCCCGTTACGTCGGTCCTCAAGGGAATGAGAGGGTTTCTTCAAGTGATGCAGGATAATTCTGGCATTGTCAAATTCTTCGCCTCCGTCATAATCGGACTTAAGACCGCCATAATATCTTTGAAATTTGCAGCCTTGGCAGCGGATGTAGGAATGAAGGCATTGGCCGCCGGCATGCTTCCAATGGCGCCTATTATTGGACTAGTCGT